GGATCACCCCATAGCATAGTTTGATATCCTATTATGAGAAGAATATTTCCAATCCATCGTAAGAGATCAGATTTAGACATTTTTAGTTTAATACTATTTAACTAAAATTCTGAAGGATTGTAATCGAAGTCTTCGGTTACTTTTTTTTCTGAAAAATTAACCCCACAGTATTCTTCATATTCTTTTATTGTTCTTTCATTCCCAAAACCATATACTCCAAGACTCTCCATTTTACAATCTATACCAAAAAGTTTCTTAATTCTTTGTTTACTTATATTCTCTAGATCAGACCATTTTTTATTGTCTTTCCAGTGTAAATTTGCGCTTTCAACAATATCCTTTTCTTTATATAAATGCCATATAATATTTTTTGGTGGATGAAAAATATCATATCCACAAGTAAATGATCTAGCGGATAAACTCATTTCTTCCCCACAAAAATATAATTCTGGATCATAAGGACATTCTTCACAAAATTTACCTAAGGTAAAAATAAATCCAGCAGCCAAAAATCTTCCTGGGATAGGATTTTTGATTGGTAGAGGATTATTATCTATAGTAAAAGCTTGGAATGAAAGTATGCCATCATCATTTATATTTAAAACCTTCATAAATGTAGGTTTAATTGATAAAGGCATATGAGGGTATTTTTGAAGATATTCATTTGGATAAGTTGTCAGTAGTGGTTTTGGTGATTTACACAGTTTCATATAGTTTACCATCATTTCATCCCAATTCGGGTGAAATTTCATATGGGAATCTATTTGAAGCGTATATTCTTCACCATTCCACAATTTTTGTGTTTGACTTCTTGCCCAACAACACCCTTTACTATCAGTATAATCTACATCAATTATTTTAAATCTTTTATCATTTTCGAGTTCTGATAAGTCATCAAAATAATCTTCTTTAGAATGTTGCCAACATATCCCAAATGATAATCTTTCTGGATACTTTGCCTTTTCTATACAATCATCTATAGTCGATAGAAGTTGAGGATCTCTATAACTTGCGATTTGAATGAATATTTTCTCTTTCATTTTAGAATTTACAACTATTTTATTTTAGAGATCCTACTTTCATATCAAAGATTATTCATCAGAATCATTTACATAGCAAGGCACTCGGTCTGGATCTAACCATTTCGCATATTCAATGTCTTCCATTGCAGTAGTACATTGTAGACCATTATCAAACAAATAAATGTCATTCCAACGTTTAGTGTAGTAGTCTTGTTTCTGCATTCGATAATCTGGCATACCGTTAAGTTCAATGATTCCTTTTTGAACAAAGCGATATCCTTCTCGCTCAAAAATAACTTTAGTAGTCATGCGACCTCAACAGATTCAAGATCGTTATAAACGTATTCCATAAGCATTTCATAGTCATCCAGAGGATCACCAGAAAATACTACACCTTCACTCTCATAATACCTACGAACTTTTTTATAAAGTTTAGGATTCTTTACATCAAGATAAAACTCATTGTTGGCGGCACCACGAAGAGTTTGGATGTCCTTCTTGAATTTTTCAGTAAGAGTCATTGTTCTGATTGATTACCCTAATATTATAGAACTAGGTCAGTTAGAAGTCAAGTGGACAGTTTTTGAACTGGTCCAATAAGCACCGTTAATTTTCCTCAAAAGTCCATTGTGGGTGATAAGAATCAGTCCAGTGCCATTTACCATCTGACATAAAATTCCAAGGGAAAGGACTATCAAGGTTTGGAATTTGCGACAAAGGTGGATTATGATTAAATGCTAACCAATCGGGAGCATATTTTCCATCACAACCCCTCATAATATTAATTCTTTTTGTATATGTAGAAAGCCAGGTTCCATAAAAATCATTGGCATTTGAACATATTACTTGCTCAAGAACAGCTCGTTCAAGATCATTTGTAATATAATCAAAGTCTTCATAAAAATAAACTTTATAGTGTTTTTTCAGAGGTTCAAAAAAATCTAAATTAGTTTCATCTGTGGCAATATACAATGGAATATCATTTGATATAATTGGAAGAATTTTTTCTAAAATTTTTTCACCATCCCTAATAGAATCCAAATAATCACTAACCCTAACATACAAAAAATCTCCACGTCGAATATGGAGAGCATTATATTTACCTATTTTTTTTACAACATTTTCAGACATATCATAAAATTTTTTATGATATCTAAAAGACTTATTTATTTTTCTCTTTAATTTATCTCTCTCAAAAGAATTTCCAGGATATACATGATACCAAAAACTACCAAATAAATTTCCCTCGAAATGAATAAATTTATCAGGCAAGTTTAAATAAATTACTTTTCTTTTTTTAAAGGTTCCAACAAAATTCTTAAAGTCTTGGGTATTATATTGTTTCCCACTAAACAGTATATTAGATGAATACAGACAATAATTATTATGATCGCCAGCAAATTTCACATCATAGAGATCTTTAACGTATCTTGTAATATATTGCGTATAAGATCTATCACTTTTTATATCATCTATATTTTCTTTAATTTCAGGAACTTCATCAAATTCCACACACTCAAATTCCGATTTTACTACGTCTATGTCGAAGATTTCCCAAATATCAACAAATTTTTCAATATGAGAAATCCAAGTTTTTGGTGGTAAAATTATTTTTCTATTTGTTATATCAGATATTGCAAAAGCAACTTCATAAGACATAATAACATTAGATAATCCAGAAAAACAAGGACTGAATGAGATATACTTATTTTCCATAAAAACTATAGTATTCTTCCTTTCCAGTGAAAGTTGTTTTTAAGTTAATGTAATCTTCCGAATTCCAATATTTTGGTTTCCAATGAAAATACATATTTCGATAATATTCACCATTAAAGGGAGTTAATCTTCCATGAGCACATAAACTCTCATAAAATAACATTTCACCAGGTTCGAAAACTACCTTGTGGTGATTGAAATCATGATCAAAAAAATCCAATGGCCATTTCTCTGAAGATTTTTCATCAATAAAAATTATACAACTTATGATGTGCGTATCAAATCTATCTCTATGTAAATGTAGTACAGAATTTTTTATATAACTTCTAATTCCATATGACCAAGTTTGTTCAAGTTCGCAGTTGGACCAATGTTGAATTAATGGACTAATTACTCTATAACATTCATCGTGAAGGTTTTTAGATATGCAAGAAAAATTATAATATGGAAATGGAGATTTTTTAACTGAAATTCCGCCAACAGTATTACTGAGAAATTCTGGGCAATATTTTACATCATCAACAACTCCCGTAAAATCCATAGACTTATATTCTTCCATTATTTTAGAATATAAGTCTTCTGGAATTTTAACTTTTTTAAAGGGACTTTCGCTAGAGAATCTAGGAGGTAGAATATATTTTTCCATCTAATATTATTTTAGTTTAGGCCCCAACATCCAAGCAACCAAAGAAACTCTTTTTCCTTTAGTTATTGGCGTGACTCTATGAGGAATTCTAGAATCAAAGATAATCATCGTACCTTTACCTTTAGGTGCCGCAATAGTATTTCCATGATAATCTATGAATTCCAAATCTCCACCCTCATATTCAGAGGGGTCTGTAATTAAAAGAGACGCACTCAATTTTCTAGTATATCTACTATCTCCAGAAGTTCCATAATCAGAATGCCAAGTGTAATGATCACCTTCTTCATAGGTTGATATCTGAATTCCCTCCAAATGATTTAAATCATATTCCCAAAAGTCTCTATTAACTTTATTAAAGTAATGGGAAAAAATAGAAGAAACCCAGTGCTCTTCATACCACCACGAAATTCTAGAATTTCTAGTTTCTAAATTAAACACAGAATCATCTAGAGTCCCTATTCTTGCCTCAGAATATACTTCGGGACTTATATTGTCAAGTTCTTTAACCATCAAATCAAGTAGATCTGGTGGAATTATTTCCACATAATGTCCAACTGGTTGTGCAATTTTATGGTCTGGCATTATTATAAAAACAAAATAATATCTAAAGTGGTCGGGATGATAGGATTCGAACCTACGGCCCCTGCTTCCCAAAAGCAGTGCTCTACCAAACTGAGCTACATCCCGTTATCATTTTTAGAGTGAATGTACATTATACCAGCAAATGGTACGACTGTCAATCCACATCCACAGATAAAAAGGAATAATGGACTTGCTGCTAGTGATTCTACGATGTGAAAGATCATCTTCCCCTCCAGTTCTTATATTCATAATAGAAATATTGATCAACTTCGTCAAGTCCCGATAAAGGGGCATGAACATCCCAGTAAGACCATTCAATACAAAACTGTCTAATATGTATATCATTAGAAGCAGTCCTTATTCCGTTCATCCTAGAAAATGCAGACAAAGCAAAATGATATCTTTGCCTAATGTGCGGTTCCATTTCCCTTATATTCTTTGGAGTCATAGTATCCTCCTCGTGTTCCGAAGTAGAGTGTTGCTAAGACAAAAGGAATAGAAATGAAAATAAGTGCTTTACCTAACATGATGACCACCAAACATATAACGCATTCCGTTCAGGATCTTTGCCCCGAATGATCCGAGATTGCGTGAGTTAAATCTTTCAAATAAGGCAGTAGTAATAACAGGAGCGGGAACCCCCAGGTCCACAGCGGCAGAAACAGTCCAACGACCCTCACCGCTGTCGGATACGCCTCCAGAGAACTGTTTAAGGCTACCATCCCTGCGTAGCACATCAGCAGTAAGATCGAGTAACCAAGACCCAACCACACTACCGCGACGCCATAGCTCAGCAACCTCAGCAACGTCAATATCATAACAGTAACTTTCTGGATCTGCCATAGGGGCAACTTCAGCGTCTCCTTCTCTAACATATTGAGCACCTGAGTTAGCGTTCTTTAAAATATTGAAACCTTCAGCATATGCTTGCATAATGCCATACTCAATACCATTATGAACCATCTTTACAAAATGACCTGCACCTGGACCACCGCAATGTAACCATCCAAACTCAGCAGAAGTTACATCCGAGTCAAATTGAGTCCTGGGGGCAGCGTTGATTCCTGGGGCAAGGGCATCAAAAATGCTTGAACAAGCGGCGACCGCAGTATTTCCGCCGCCAACCATAAGACAGTATCCACGATCCAAACCATAAACACCACCGCTAGTACCGCAATCAATATATTGGATACCAAGTTTTGCCAGACGTTCTGCTCTTTTCCTACTGTCTTTAAAATTGCTATTGCCATGATCAATAATAATATCTCCTTCGTCACAATATCGTAGTAACTCATTAATCGTCTCCTCTACTGTTTCTGCAGGTACAACCATCATAAAGATGCCTGGACCATATTTGTCTGATACTCCACTCTGAGTATGTTTTACTACCTGAGCAAGGCTTTGGATAGAAGTTGTAATTCCATTAACAAATCCCTTCTCAAAGGTTTCGTTTGCTTTTTCATAATTTCTCCGATATCCCCAGACTTCTATGCCTGCTTTCATCATACGGCGAGACATACCTTCGCCCATTCTTCCAAGACCAATTAATCCTACTTTCATAAAACCCCTTAGTAAGCGTGTGTAAGTCCCCAGGCAATCCAAATTGCCATAATGGAACCATAAATGATAGTTAAAGATAAAAGTGTTTTAATCATCTTCTTCGTCATCCTCATAAGTAGATGGTTCTTCAAAGAGTTCTTCCATTTTTTGTTGAAAAACTCTTTGTTGTAATTTTTCTAGGTCTTTTTCAGTAAATCTTACCATTAGTTTAAAGTAATTTTAAGAAATGGAAGTAAAGGTGGAATAACACCAACTAATCTCAAAAGTCCCTCAGCAAATAAAGCAAGAACCACCCAACCGACGCACATACTAATGATAGAAGCATTACGGTTGTGTCGTCGTATTGCTGCATCAATCATCTCCTGAACTTCAGATCGAGTCACATAATCATCATCAAATGGTTCCATCATTTTTCATCTCCAAGAAACTTTGCCAGTGGATCTCTTCGGGTTTTTACTATTTCAACTGCTCTTCGGTAAAACATATTATCAGTGTTACCAGAAGATTCGAAAGTTGCCTTGATCTTC